CTATTAACGCCTATAGCAACTGCAACCGTCTCTCTGGGGACCCGGACACGGGCCTTGGAAACATAATAATTGCCCTGGTACTGTTTGTGGCCGGGGTTAACAAAATGTTTCCCTTCGACCTGTTTGATGATGGGGACGATTGCCTCCTATTCATGCGCCCTCAAGACCAGAAGCATATCCCCAAACTAATAACAAACATGGCGCATATGGGCATGACTCTAAAGTTGGAAGAACAAACCAACGGTAAGTATGCCCACCTGATGGAACATATAAGGTTCTGTCAGGGTGCCCCAGTGTTGGTCCCAGACAAAGATGGCAACCACACATATACGATGATTAGATCGCCTGAAAAAGAATTCAAGGCTGCTCTGAAATCGTTGAAATACAAAGACCCGAAAATTTTTGGGAGATACATGAGAGTTAAAATGCGAGCTCTCACTCTCATGAACATCGGTATCCCAGTTAACCAATACATGGCCTACTCCGTGTACAAGAAGACTGATGGATTCAAAGATTTGCCCCTGGAATATAACGACTCTATGTTCTACAGGGCATACATAGAACTGGGTGACTCTAAAAAAGAGCCAGTTCTGGTGGAACCTACCTTGATGACAAGGAACAGTTTCGCCCTAGCCTTTGACATGGCAGAGTCAAAGCAAGTGTCTTTAGAGCGGAAATATCAAACCGTTAACATCAATCTAGCAGGTGAGCCTGTGCAAGATTGGTTCTTTAGAGATTGCCAGAAGGACGGATACATGGAATGTAACCTGACAGGCAACATCTAGAAGACACTATAAATCTCACACATGAGGGTCAAACCTCGCATTAGTCTAATGCCAAACAACAAATATGAATTTTTCTAAATCCAACAAAGCGAAATCAATTTCACAAAAACCCTTACTTAGCCGATCCAAGGCCAAGTCCAAGACCAAACTAATCCCCGAAGTGGCGATAGCTGCTGGGGGGGACCTCATAGCCAACGAGGCAATTAAACTGGCTCACTCTAAAGCCGCCCGTTGGGCGGAGAGCAAAGCCAAAAACGTTCTAACAAGCGTTTACAATGAGGCTTCCAGCATTTTAACAAAAAACCCAAAACCCGGCAAGAAAAACACCAGGTCGGGGCGCGAACGTGTTGCCCATTCTGGAGGTCAGAAGCACAAAGTCCAAGAGCATCAGAGACCTCTGAAACACGGCGTTACCCTTTCAAGGGGTATGCCAGTCCCCTATACGCAG